GGGGGGGGGCGGGGCGGGGGGCGGCGCGGCGGTGCGATGCGGCGGTGAAGCCTTTCGACCTTGCAGAAACAATACACCATTCAACCGCAACGCGCTGTGTAGTGTGCCGGTTTGCTGGGTGGCCATAGCAAGTGATCCCGCTTGCCGGCATTGCAGTCGCGGCATAGCACTTGCAGGTTGCTCAGCTCATTACCGCCGCCTTTGCTCACCGGCCGAAGCGTCTGGTAGATCCATCGGGCTGTGTCGCAATGCTTGCCTACCGTAGCAGCTACGGCTACAATGGCCAAGCACTGACCGGCGCCGATGCGGCTTGCGAACCCAACGCCCATACGCCTATCCCAAGCGCAGCTGGACTGGCTTGATGCCTATCGCGGTAACACCATGTCCCGAAGCTCAGCCGTTAGGTTGCTGCTGGAGGAGGCCATGAAGCGCGAGCAGCAGGTTGCTACAAAATGACACGCATCCAAGATCTCGCCCGTGGCAGATGGCCGGATCTGCTGCAGCAGATTGGTGGGCTCAGTGCTGATCAACTCACCGATACACACCAGCCCTGTCCGCTTTGCGGTGGCACCGATCGCTATCGCTTCGATGACAAAGATGGCACCGGATCCTGGTACTGCAACCAATGCGGCGGCAAACGCGGCACTGGTGGTGGTGGTTCCGGCATGGATCTGCTCATGCGTGCAACCAACTTGTCCTATGCCGAAGCCTGTAAACGCATCGAGCAGCATCTAGGCGTGTCATCATCATCCGCAGCAGCAAAGCCGCATCGCATTCCAGAGCAACCTCCAGCCGATGCGTCGCCGCCATCATTATCCGGCGCCACCGCTCAGTGGTGTTACCGCAATGCCGATGGTGAGCAGTTGTTCTGGATTCAACGCATCGATAAATCCAATGGCAAAAAGCTCTTCATCCACCGCGTCTGGCTTGATGGTGCATGGCATCGTCCCAGCCGCCGTGATTCCTTCACCTGCGATTGGCCATCGCCGCGGCCGCTGTATCGTCTTGCTGATCTCACCGCTCGACCTGACGCACCAGTCCTGGTGGTCGAAGGTGAAAAATGTGCTGATGCAGCCGCAACGCTATTCCCAACAGCAGTCTGCTGCGCCTGGCCCAATGGCTCCAATGCCATCAATAAAGCCGATTGGTCTGCATTAGCTGGGCGTCGCATCACCCTATGGCCCGATGCTGATGATGCCGGTCGGCAAGCAATGGCCAAGCTCGCGCCCAAATTACTACAAGCTGGTGCGTTGCAGGTGCGGATCGTTACACCGCCAGAAGATGCCCCATCCGGCTGGGATCTCGCTGATGCAGATTGGAGTCCAACCGAGGCCGGCGCTTATCTCAAGGCCAATCGCTCCAGTTCGATCACATTGCCGCAATCAGAACCAGAACCCGAACCGGAACCCATACCAGATCCCGAGCCCCTGCCTGATGCCAATGAGCACTTTACCTGCCTTGGTTTCGACAACGACGCCTATTACTACCAGCCGCACAGCACCGGGCAGGTCATGCGCCTCACCCGTTCCGGTCACACATCCGGCGCTAATCTCTGCGCCCTAGCGCCACTTGCCTATTGGGAGACGATTTACCCAAGCCGTAATGGTGTCAACTGGACTGCTGCAGCATCATCCCTATTTGAACGTCAATCCCAAGCTGGTGTTTACTCACCCAATCGCATCCGTGGTCGTGGTGCATGGTGGGATCAATCCAGCAGCGTCCTGCATCTCGGTGATCGACTCATCGTGTCCGGCGACTCAAGACCCGTCAGCGCAGGCATCCCCGGCAGTTCATATCTCTACCAAAGACTTACTCGTCTAGCTGGCCCTGGCTCCGCTGAACCATTAGACGAGCAGTCCGCAATGGTCTTATTGGAGATCGCCGAGCGGTTTCGATGGGAGGTACCTGCCTCAGGCTTGCTGCTCGCCGGTTGGGTTGTGCTTGCGCCGATCTGTGGTGCATTGCCATGGCGGCCGCACATCTGGCTCACGGCTGCCGCAGGTTCCGGCAAGTCCGCCATCCTCGAGCGTTACGTCGCGCCATTGCTCGGTGACCTAAGTCTGCCTGTATCCGGCAACACCACTGAAGCTGGACTAAGGCAAATGCTACGCGCTGATGCCTTGCCGGTCGTGTTCGATGAAGCTGAATCCAATGAACGTCAAGATCAGCAACGCATGCAGGCGGTGTTGTCGCTAGCGCGTGTGGCGTCGAGTGAATCCCGCGCGCAAACCATCAAAGGCTCCGCTGAAGGTGATGCCATGCGGTTCTCGATCCGATCCATGTTTCTCATGAGCAGCATCGCCACCGCATTGAAGCAAGGTGCAGACAAGTCACGATTTGCGCAACTCACCCTACGCAGCCCCAATGAAGATGATCCAACACAACGCATTGCCCATTGGGAAGCACTCGATCGTGACCTAGATCGTTATGTCACCGATCACATCGGTCAGCGATTGCAAGCGCGAACAGTATCATTCGATCCCTGTAATCCGTGAGTCGATAAAAGTATTCACCCGTGAAGCTGCGCGTGCTTTTGATTCGCAACGTCTCGGCGATCAATACGGCACACTACTCGCTGGTGCATGGTCACCTGCATTCAAATCAAGTCGCCACACCAGAGCAAGCGGCCATGTTAATTGAGCAAAACGAATGGGGAATCCTACAGCCAAGCGATTGAAATACCAGATGAACAACGTTGCATCGATTGCATACTGCAGCACCAAATCCGAGTCGAAGCTGACAAAAGTTGGTCACTAGAACTATTAGGCGAGCTGGCTGATATTTGCTTGCATTATTCCACTGATTCAAGTATCACGTCATCGCTTGCAGCTGCCACCTTAGGCCGCAATGGCATCAAGGCTGAGGATGGTTGTGTCTACATCTCCAACACCGCCAAAGCCGTCGCAGGCATCCTTGCTGATACGTCTTGGAGCAATTGTTGGCCCACCGTGCTCGCGCGTTTGCCTGGTGCGCAAAAAGCCGGCGTTATTTGGTTCAAAGGTTCAGGCGGTAACAGTCGCGCCGTTCGCATACCGCTGACCGTTCGGAACTAACGGAAGCTGTTCGGCTGAGATCCCTTGCTATGACTGGAACCTAACGGTCCTAACGGTCCTAACGGTTTTTGGGAAGGCACCCCCCCATATATGTATGTAGTGATCTATCCCTGTTAATCCCTGTTCCCCCTCCTTACATACATTATTACCTTTTTTAGCGTTAGTAGTGTTAGTGGTGGGGCAGATCCCAGTGCTGGCCTGCGATCTCGGCCGAACGCCTACCGTTAGGCGACCGTTCGGAGCGTTAGGAGCGTTCGCTGCTAGGATTCAGCCGTTCAAAGCTCCATTGATGATTGAAACCAAAGTCAGATTTCATGCTGATGATTTGCAACACCTGGATCAGCGCGCCGCAGCCGTCGGGAAGACTCGATCCGCGTTCATCCGTGATCGCGCGCTTGCGCGGTTGAGCACGGCGGAGTACCATCGACTGGTCTCGGCAGTGGCGCGCCGCATGAACGGTGACCTCAACCGCAGACAAGCTGAATCTGTTACCGCATTTCTTGTTAATGAAATTCACCGCATCACAGGCTGATCTTTCTTCAGCACTAAAAACAATCTCACGCGCAGTTAGCAATGGCCGCACACATCAAGTGCTCGCCGGTGCGTTGCTCACCGCAACAGCCGACGGCAACCTCGCATTGACTGGTTACGACCTAGAGCTTGGTATCACCACCGTCATCACCGCCAGCGTTGAGGCGCCCGGCAGCATCGTCATCCCGCATCCGGTTGCCTATCGGAGATCACCAAGCCGTCTGGATGGCGCTTTGACGGTTTCCATGGCCGGCAATGGCGATCGCTGCGAGATCGCATCCACAAGCGGCTCCTACAGCCTCTCCTGCGACGCTGCGGACGATTTCCCTGACCTGCCGACCTTGGAGGCTGCCACAGGCGCCTGTATGGCCCTACAGGGCGTGCTGCCGGCTGTGTTGCCTGCATGCTCCACTGATGAGTCCAAAGCCATCCTCCAAGGCGTTCACGTCGTCTGCGATGGCGCAGCGTGCAGCCTTACCGCAACCGATGGTCATCGTCTCGTGATGCGATCGGTGGAATCCGACACACCAGCAATGGCACTCACCGTTCCCGCACGTGCGATGGCGTTGCTGCGTGAACCCGTCACCGTTGCTGCTGATGCGGTACACGTCAGCTTTACCGCAGGTGACACCACCATCACCAGCAGAATCCTCACCGGCACTTATCCCAATGTCGCGCAGCTGGTGCCCGAACGATTTGATTACACCGCAACCGTGGATCGCGTTGCTTTCCTGCGTGCATTGGAACGTGTTGCTGTCATCGCCGATGGTCACAACTCAGTGGTCAAGATCAGCGACGGTCAACTCACCGCTGAAACCGAAACCAGCAGCGGTGCTGAATCCATCGCTATCGATGGCGAGCTGCCTGATATCGCCGCAAACGTGCATTACCTGCTCGATGGCGTCAAAGGTTTCACCGGTCAGCAGCTACAAATCCGCGCAAATACCAGCACTACCCCCGTGGTCCTTGCAGATCCTGATGATGTTGTTAACATTTACTTAGTTATGCCTGTGCAGGTCAAGCAGTGAAACTAGCGCGCCGCCACTACAAACTCAACGATGAAGTCATCAACAAGGTGCGCTTTCTCGCTGAGTTTGGTGCGCCGCTAGAACACATCGCATCCGCTGTTGGTGTGAGTTACGAAGCGCTAAATAAGTGGATAAAAAATGCAAAAATTAACAACAATCCCACTGATCTTGAGATACGACTTTTTACAGGCTGTTAATGAAGGACGTGCCGCAGGTGGCCTTAGGTTAGTAAGCAAAATCGCGGAATCTGCTGATAAAGGTGAAACCAAAGATGCGCAATGGTTGCTCACTCATGCACCAGCATATCGCAAACATTACAGCGATAATGCAGCCGTAACACGTGCACGCGCTGAAGGCATCGAAGCAGCTGTTGCGGCAATCGCAGAGGCTGGTTTGACGCCAGAACAAGAACGTATGGTGCTATTACGCATCCAAGCAAAAACCGGTCAGCAGTTGCTGCCAGCTGATGAGGAAAGGTAATGCAATCTTCGCAAGGCTTGCGGAGTTGCAGGTTGCGGTGCTCGATCGAGCGGAAGATTTTGACCTTGATGCCACATTGCAGCAGATCCATGGTGACCTGCATCCAGGGCAGCTGGATTTTGTAGCCGATAGCAGCACCGAGATTATTGGCGTCAGTGCTGGTTATGGTGCCGGCAAGACCAGAGCACTATGCGCTAAAGCGGTGACGCTTGCTGCTGCTAATCAAGGTTTCATCGGTACGGTGATGGAACCCACCGGTCCACTGATTCGTGACATCTGGCAAACCGACTTCGATAGCTTCCTCGAAAACTACGGCATCCCGTACACATTCAGAGCATCACCATTGCCTGAATACGTCCTGCACCTACCAGGAGGCGATAC